AGCAATAGAGATACATGGTCAACAGCATTATGAATTTAATCCATTCTTTCATAAAAATAAAGCAGATTTTTTAAAAGCAAAAGCTAGAGATGAAGACAAGATTTCGTGGTGTAAACTAAACAATATCGACATTGTAATCCTTAAATATTCAGAAAGTAACGATGAGTGGCGAGAAAGAATCAAAAGCGTCAGATAAATTAGCAGAACATATATCATCAATAACTGATTATATAAACGGTGCAAATGCTAAATTCTCTTCATTTAGAGAAGAATATTTATTAGTGGCAGATTTATCAATAGATCAAATTAAAAAGTATACTCAATCAGAACTATTCGATGCTGCATATATATTGTATGGATACGCAACATATTTACAAGATGAGATAAATAAAAATAAGGTGGCTTTAAATTGGTGCAATGATCAGATGGAAAAGTTAATCGTAAAACATAACAATGAATTTGGTCAATACACTAAGCATGAATCTAAAAAACATATCTTGTCTCAATCAAATTCGTATGCGGCATCTCTTGAAAATATGAGACAGGTAGCAGAAGCTAGATTGTGTTCATTAGATGGTAAAGTATATGAATTAAAAAGAAAAGCTGACATATTACTAGAAAAAGGGAAAAGATCATGAATGACATGAATGAGTTTATTAACTCTCTAACTGAAGAACAAAAAAAGAAATTATTAGATGCGCTTTCTGAGACAAAGCCCGCTGAACAAAAGTCTGTTGGTCCAGCGGAAGATTTTAGAGTTTACAAGACAGACAGTAAATTAAGTAATAGGAGAAAAGAACCCGTGAAAGCTAGAAAGAACGAGTGGGAAGATACTGGCGAATTTAGAGATGTTGAAACACAGTATGGCGAAAAAACCCCACGAAGGCGTGAGCCACCAAAAAAGTCTAATGTTGAATGCCATGTTTGTGGTAAGTCTTTTAAGGTAGATGGAAGATATGTATTTGGCGATTTTTACAGATGTAACAGGTGTGGTGGTAAGAAATAATGGATGACAAACTTTTAGATATAGGATCAGAAAGAGCAGTATTAGCTGGTCTTATACAGTATGGTATTGATGGTTACGTATCAATATCAGAAATGATCAATGAAGATAGTTTCGGTGCATTAAATAATAAAATCTTATTTAAATGCATCAAACATATTTTAAATAACGATCAAAAAATTGATATAGCATCCATCCTATCAGCATCAGAGCAATTAAACTTTGCTGATATTATCAATACTACGCAAGAGTTAAAGTATATTAAATCTTTATCTAACTTCCCTATTAATAAAGACAATATATTTAACTTTGCTGTACAAATTAAGAAGTTTGAATTTGCTAGAAAAATAAAGAATATTACCGCCAAGATTCATAAAGAAATTGATTCCATTAATGGTAATGAATCTATTAATGATATTGTTCAAATTCTAGAAAATCCAGTAACAGACTTTTTAAGAGAAGATACCGGTGGAGAAAATCCGGTAAAAATTGGTAAAGATATACAAAATTATATTGACTTTCTAATAGAAAATAAATGCGATATTATAGGTATACCAACCGGGTTTAAAAATTTTGACATAGCAATAGGCGGTGGACTAAGAAGAAAGTGCGTAGATCTAGTTGCTGCTAGACCAAAGGTTGGAAAATCAGTATTTGCAGATAATGTTGCTGTAAATGTAGCTAAACAAAATATTCCAGTATTGATGCTAGATACAGAGATGGGCAAAGAAGACCATTTGAATAGATTGCTGGCAAATATTAGTGGAATACCAATCAATGAAATTGCTACTGGTAAGTTTGCCCAAGATCAAGATAAATATCAAAAAATACAAGAAGCAATGGAACTTTTGTCTTCAATACCCTATAACTATATAAGCGTTGCTGGTAAGCCTTTTGAGCAGGTTCTAAACATAATAAAGCGATGGATAGTGCAGGACGTAAAAACAGATAACAGTGGGAAAACAAATAATTGTTTGATTATATATGATTATTTGAAATTAATGTCTTCAGATTCAATTACTAATAATATTCAAGAATATCAAGCACTTGGTTTTCAGATAACATCTTTACATAATTTATGCGTAAAATTAGATATACCATGCTTATCATTCGTTCAATTAAACAGAGATGGAATAACCAAAGAAAGCACAGATGCTGTAAGTGGATCTGATAGATTGATTTGGCTATGTACATCATTTTCTATCTTCAAAATAAAATCAACTGAAGAATTAGCAGAAGATGGTCCAAATGCTGGAAATAGAAAATTAGTACCAATTGTATGCCGTCACGGGGCTGGGCTAGATGATGGAGATTATATTAATATGTCTATGCAGGGACAATATTCTAAACTTACAGAACTTAAAACAAGAAATCAATTCAAAAATCAACCAATCGGAGACACTGGATTAGTTGATGCCGATGGATTAATAAAGATTAAAATACATAATGAACTTGAAACAAATAAAATCGAAGCTGAATGAAAACGCCGAAACCGTTTTTAACAGCCTTGGAATGAAAATTGAAGTGTTTGGTGATAATATTTATTCAATATGTCCTGTTCATGAAGACAGCGATAATCCTAGAGCATTCTCATTTTCTAAACAAAAAGGAATATGGAAATGCTGGACTAGAGATTGTCAGCATGAATTTAGAAATGACATATTTGGTTTAATACGTGGAGCTTTATCAGCAAAAGAAAATAAAGAAGTTAATTTTAAGGATGCATTAGATTGGTCTTGCGAATTATTAAATATTAATCAATCAAAAAGCATAAAACAAAATATAGTAGAAGATGAAGATAATTTCTCTAATGTCGTAAGTATATTTAGTAATACAGCGAATAGTAAAACTAATAAGGTTAATGATATTAAAATCAATGGCACAATAGAATACCCATCTAAATACTTTCTATCTAGAGGATTTAAAAGGGAAACATTAGAATTTTTTAATATTGGAGACTATCAAGAAAATAAAGGCATCTTAAAAGATAGAGCAATTATACCAATCAAAGATCATGATGGTGAAAGCACTGTTGGATTTATAGGAAGATCTATTAAAGAATATAAATTACCTAAATTTTTAATTTATCCAAAGGGCTTTGACAAGCGATACTATTTTTATAACTATTATAATGCAATTGATAGAGCTATTAAAACATCCTGCCTATTTATATTAGAGGGGCAAGGAGACGTTTGGAAGCTTTATGAGCATGGAGTATTAAATGCGGTCAGTATTTTTGGAAAAAGCATAAGCAAAGAACAGGAAGAGATATTATTATCTATACCCATTACTCATCTTATCATATTAACAGATAATGATCAAGCAGGAAGGGAATCTAAAGTACAAATTAAAAGACAGCTAGGAAGAAGTTTTAGATTGACTTTTCCCAGAATACAAACAAAAGATGTAGCAGAAATGTCTGACTCACAAATAAAAAATATGCTAGCACAATTACAAGGAACATATTAATGACAAAGATTATTGGAATATCTGGCCGCAAACAGGCCGGAAAAAATACATTAGCTAATTATATTAATGGAGATATTTTATTATCTAACGAGATGATTAAAGGATTTTTTATTAATGATATTGGACAATTAGTAATAGAAACAATAGACTTAAATAATAATGCTGGCTACGGTATTTTTGATGTTACTAGAAAAGATGAACAATTTATCCATTATGCAGAAAAAGAATTGTGGCCATACATCAAAGTTTATCATTTTGCAGACCCTCTCAAGGAAATGGCTGTAAATTTATTTAATCTTAATGCAGACGAAGTATATGGAAATGATGAACAAAAAAATAAACAGACTCATATTAGTTGGGAAAACGTACCAGATAATAAAGAAAATAAAACTGGTTATATGACAAATAGAGAATTTTTAGAACATTTTGGAACAAAGATAGTAAGAAAAATGCATCATAACGCTTGGAGCGAATATACATTAAAGAAAATATTAAAAGAGCAAACTGGTATCGCAATAATACCAGATGTTAGGTTTCCAAATGAGGTAAATGATATCAAAAATAATGGCGGAATAGTAATAAGATTAACGAGAGATAAATATAATAGTAATGCAGAAGCAGAATGTGCATTAGATAAAGATAAATTTGATTGGAATCAATTTGATCACGTTATAGATAATCAAGAGTGCGATATGGATGATCTAATCAATAAATTTTCTGAACTTAAATATATATGGAGTAATACATGATAGTTACATATATTAGATCATCATCATATAATAATTATGCATATTGTCAGATGCAATATTTTATTACATATGTATTAGGATACTATCCATCGTCTGGTAAAAAGGCAGAATTAGGAACCATAGTGCATAAAGTAATGGAATGTTTAGCAAAGCTTAAAAAAGAATTACAATCATCATCAAGCAGAACAAAAAAATTATCTATTGTAGATGATGCTCTTGGTGAAATAAAAATTAATAAATCTGAATTATTATCTGAAGATTTACCTAATGATTTATTGGATTTGAGTTTTGAATATTATACAAAAAATTCTCAGAATGCATTTGTTAAATCAGACAAATCAGAATGTAAAAAATTGGTTTGGGACACACTATTATTTAATAGTGGTCAATTTGATCCTAGAAATAGGAATATTATAGAAGCCGAGCCACACTTTGATATTCCAATCGATGAAGATTGGGCGCATTATGAGTATGAAATTAATGGAGAAAAAGTTAGGGGTCAATTAGCAATAAAAGGAACTATAGATTTAGTAACTCAAATAGATGAAAATACTATAGAGGCTGTAGATTGGAAAACTGGTAGAAGATTAGATTGGGCAACAGGTCAAGAAAAAACATTATCTAAATTACAGTCTGACCCACAATTATTATTGTATAACTACGCATTATCTAAATTATTTCCATCATATGATCAAACAATTATGTCAATCTTTTTCATAAAGGATGGAGGACCATTTTCTTTATGTTTTGACAAATCTGATCACAAAAAATTTTTAGATATGCTTAAAGAAAGATTTACTGAAATACAAAAAAATAATAAGCCACAACCAATATCAGAAGATCGAAGCAATTGGAAGTGTTCTAAACTTTGTCATTATTGTAAAAATAATTGGCAAGATACTAATATAAGTATGTGCAAATATGTAGAACAATATTTAAATAATAATGGTATGAATAAAACAGTAACTGATTTAACTAAGTCAGGATTTAATATTGGCTTTTATTCTGCTCCGGGGTGATTATGAAAAAGTTATTAACTGTTGGTATGTCCACGTATGATGATTTTGATGGTGTGTATTTTTCGATACAAGGATTAAGATTATATCATGATATTTTTTCATCAGATGATGCAGAAATAATAGTAATAGATAATAATCCTAATAAATCTCATGGCAATGAAGTAAAAAATTTAATATCATCTTGGTGCCACAGAAATGTTAGATATATTCCGTATAATAATAAAACTAGCACAGCATCAAGAAATGAAATATTTAAAAATGCAAATGGAAAATACTGCGTTTCAATGGATTGTCACGTATTGTTTTTTCCGGGAGCTTTTGACGCTTTAATAAGGTATTACGCAGCTAATCCAAACTGTAAGAATATTATACATGGACCATTGATGTATGATAATTTAACCTCATGTGCTACCCATTTTAAGCCAAGCTGGGGCGGTGGAATGTATGGCCAGTGGGATACCAACCATGAAGCACTTAAAATTGGGCATCCATTTGAGATACCAATGCAGGGTTTAGGTGTATTTTCTTGTGAGACAATATATTGGCCGGGATTTAATGAACTATTTAAAGGATTTGGTGGAGAAGAAGGCTATATTCATGAAAAATTCAGAAAATTAGGCGGAAAAGCAATTTGCATACCAGAGTTTAAATGGTTGCATAGATTTGGGCGTCCAAATGGCGTAAAATATCCGCTTATTTTAGAAGATAGAATATGGAATTATTTCGTAGGATGGCTTGAATTGACGCAAAATCCAGAGCATGAAATGATTAAACAAATATATGATCATTTTAAAAATAAAATTCCACCAAATAGTATAGATAACATATTAAATATAGCTATAAACACAGTAATTAATATAAATAAATAATTAGGAGATATCATGCCTATTCCAAAGAGAAGAAAAAACGAAGAAAAACAAACATTTGTAAGTCGCTGCATGGGCGACGAAGTAATGAAAAAGGATTATCCTAATAATCAGCAGCGTATTGCAATCTGTTTAGATCAAGCTACGGCAGATTGTGGATGCGTAGAAGCTGCCGACTTTAAAATGCAGATGGAAAACTATGGCTATGAAGAAGAAGTTAATGAAGAAAATTTCTATATACCAACACAGGCAGAATATGAAGACTTTGGAGAACAAACAGAAGAGTGGGATATAGCTGGAGAAAAACCCGGATTATGGGAAAACATTCGCAAAAAGAAAGAACGAGAAGGAAAAAATTATAAACCAGCAAAACCGGGTGATCCAGACAGACCGACAAAAGACGCTTGGAAAAAGGCACAATCAGACGGTGGCGATGAAATGGCCATTGAACAAATACAAAAAATGAACGATCAACTTACAGAAGTTGTGGCAAAATTAAAGGTCATGAATTTACCAGTTGAATTTCAAGATTGGACAAAGGACATGATTTCTAAAGCAGAAATATATGTTCAAAATGTATATGACTTTGTTAAATATTATGAACCCGGAAAATATGAGGATGAATATACTAACGAAACCCCAGAAACAGAAACAGAAATGCCAGAAGAGGATGCTACCGCTAAAAAGTATGAATACAGAGATCCAGACAGCGGACAGGTTTATACTTATACAAGAAAGGGTTATTATACAAAAGATGGTAATATTTTAGTATACATGGGAGAAGCTAGCGAATATCAAGGAAGAAAAGTAACCTTGAACAAACCGTTTAGAACTCCCGGCGGTCCTAAAAAATTTGCTGTATACACAAAAAATGAAAGCGGCAATGTTGTAATTGTTAGATTTGGCGATCCAAATATGACAATAAAGAAAAATATTCCAGAAAGACGTAAAAGTTTTAGAGCTAGACATAATTGTGATAATCCCGGCCCCAAATGGAAAGCAAGATATTGGGCCTGCAAATCATGGTAATATTATGATATATGTTAATTTTATTATTAATAGTATTATATTGTCTAGAATTTACAGTATTATATAGGTTATTTAAAAAGTTTACTATTCAAAGTCCACAGAAGTTTCAATCAAAATATATAAGAAAAGAAAAAAGGAGTAACAAGATGGCTTTAATATATTCAGTTACATGTGACCCCTCAGTATCAAGCGATGTTGTAGAAAGAAGATTAACAATTAAAGTTAATGGAGAAACAAAAAATCAATTAACTTTTGATCCATACGCTGAAGATCTAGGAGAACAAAGTTTTGTTGATGGAGATAATGTAGTTTTAACATTAGTAGACATTGATGATGTTGGAAATGTTAGCGAACCAGCCGTATTAGAATTTGTTGCGGCTGATACTATACCGCCAGAAAAACCCGGATTTACTGTTAAATTAGTTCGTGAAGAATAAATATTCATGCTTACAAATAAATGGAAAAGACATTTAATAGAAAATAATATGACATACCGTGAACACTTGTTGTTTGCGGTAAGCCATGGTTTAATATGCCTAGAGGCTGGACTTTTATTAATTATTCATGGTTTGCTGCCATGTTTTTTTGAACACACAGGATCATTTTTAGTTAGAAAATTAAAAAAATCATTTGATGTTCATAGAAAAGAAATTATAAAAAATAGGAGATAAATAATGGGTAAGATTCAAGATTTATTAAAAAACCAAACAATGGCACAAGCAGTCGATGGATATTCTAGCCAGCAAGTTATTGACCTATTAAAAGAATCTCTAAATGTACACTGGCAGCAATGCACAGCATTAACAGCACAAGCTGTTCATTTAGAAAAATGGGGATATTCAAAGTTAGCAAATATCATCAAAACGGATGCTGAACAGGAGCATGAACATGCCGCTGCTAATATTGCAAGATTAGAATTTTTTGATGTAGATTATCAACCAATCACAATTTCGCCACCGTCATGGACTAGGCACGATATGGTTGCTATGATACAATATAATCTAGAATCTGTAAGACAAGCAGCAACTGTAGAAAGGGCTACAATTACAGCCGCGAGATCGGTTGGAGACGAAATAACAGCAAATATAATGATTCCATTACTACAAGGAAGTGAAGATGGAATTAAATTATATGAAAAATATCTAAAATTAATAGAACAAATGGGTCTAGAAAATTTCCTAACCTTACAGGTATAAAGTTAGCGATAATAAACCAAAGAAAAATTAGGAATTAAAAAGATGCATAAATCTAGAGCAGAAGAATTATTAGACTCAATTCAGACTAATATTGAATGTCCACCGGCAACACAAGATATTAGTTTGAATTTAGCTAATAGAAAAATATGTGTTGATAAAGCAAATTATGGTCCAGCCAATCCAGAGTTACCAAATGATGAATTCTGGAAGGCCAAAGCTGATTTATTCAAAACATCAGTCGAAGAAGCCAAAACAATGAGATGTAAGAATTGTGCAGCATTTATTCAAAAAGAAAAGATGATGAACTGCATTGAAAAGGGTGTTGCTTCAGAAATTAATGAAGATAAGTTGGCACAAGAAATAATAGATAAAGCAAATCTTGGATATTGTGAATTATTTGATTTTAAATGCGCAGGAGAAAGAACTTGCGATGCTTGGATTACTGGTGGTCCAATTACAGATAATATTGATTCATAGTAGCAAAAGTTAGTTCTTGATGGTATAATAGTTTGTTAGCCTATACGCATTGCCATTGATAAGGAAAATATATGTTGAATTGGTTTCCATTAAAAAATTTCACACATTATAGTTTACTTAGAGGATATTCAAAGCCAGATGAGCTTGCATTAAAATGTAAGCACAATGGATATCCTGCGTGTGGAATTTGTGATTATAAAACAATCTCTGGCTCAGTTGCTTTCTATAAAGCCTGCAAGAGTGTTGGCATTAAACCAATTATTGGATGCTCATTTGATAATCATGTTCTGTTTGCTAAAAATAAAAATGGTTGGCATGATCTTATTGAGTTGATTTCATATATAGATGAAAATGGAAATATATCAGATGAAATATCTTCCAAGATATTAGATAAAAATAATCTAATTAAATTGCCAAACGCAGAAGATAAATCGATTCCAGCGAGTTATTATGCTAAAAAAGAAGACGCTAAACTTCACAGGATATTATTGTGTTCAGAAATGAAAACAACCCTACCAAAAATTAAAAAGGCTTTTCATAAGGGCATGAATGGCGATGTAATAATTGACGAAAATAAATATCCAAAAGAACATCTAGATAAGTTAGATTTTTTCATAAATGATTCTTTCTACGTTAAAGATAAGAATGAGTCAGAGGGATTAGATACCAAATTATTAAACGATATATACAATCAATGTGAAGATTATGATATATTAAGTAATCCAATATTACCTAAATTTGATTGTCCAAATAATTTATCTGAAGAAGAATATCTTAAAGTATTAGCAAGAAAAGGATGGAAGGAGTTATTAATTGCGTCTGGAAAAGTAAAAGATGAGAATAATAAAAAGATCTATTTGGATAGATTCAATAATGAGCTTAAAGTAATAAAAGACGCAAATTTATTTGGATATTTTTTAATAGTTCAAGATATTATTAGATATGTAAGAGACAGTGGCTGGTTATCTGGTCCCGGAAGAGGTTCAGCAGCCGGATGTTTGATTTCATACCTTATCGGAATAACACAAATTGATCCAGTAGAATATGATTTACTTTTTGAAAGATTCTATAATGCCGGAAGAAATTCTTCAGGTAACATTTCATTACCAGATATTGATATGGACGTTCCAGCAAAGAGAAGAGACGATGTAATAACATATCTTAAAAATAAATATGGAAAAGATCATGTAAGCCAGATGATAACATTTGGAAGATTGCAGGGTAGAAGTGCTATTAAAGAAGTGTTAAGAGTTAATGAGGCATGTTCTTTTGCTGAAATGAATAGCATAACAAAAAGTATACCAAATGAGGCTGAAATCTCTGATCAATTGGCCGAAATGGATGAAGAAGAAAGATCTATAATTAGATGGACGCTTATTAATAGACCAAATGAATTAAGAGATTTTTGCCAGATCTCAGAAGATGGTATTTTATCTGGAGATTATGCAGAATATTTTCAACAAGCAATAGATATTGAAGGCACATTTAAAACTCAAGGTAAACATGCGGCTGGTGTTGTAATATCATCAGAACCATTAAACAAAGTATGTCCGATGGTATACTCAAAGGATAGTAATGAAAAAATAGCTGGATTAGAAATGTCAGACCTAGAAAGTCTTGGCCATGTAAAATTTGATGTTCTAGGATTAACTTTGCTAGATAAATTAATGTTCATCCAAAATATTAAGGAAGAGAGTGTGGATCATTGCTAATAGAGATTATATAATATTTGATACTGAAACCGGTTCTAGAAATCCAAGAAAAGCACAATTGACACAAATTGCTGCTATAGCTTTAGATGGTAGAAATTTTGCTGTTAAGGGTCAATTCAATAGTGAAATCAAGCCGATTTTTGATGACGAAAAAGCTATTAGCCTTGGATTAGATCCAGTTCAAGACGAGGCATTAAAAATAACACATAAAACTAGAGAAAAGCTAGAACAAGCACCTTCTATCAATGTTGTATGGCCAAAGTTTGTAAAATTTGTAAACCAATATAATTGGAAGGGAGATCCATTTTTTGCTCCAATACCAGTTGGTTTTAATATTATTGGTTTTGATATGATTATTATTGATAGACTTTGTAAAGAATATGGGCCTTGGGATAGCGAAAGGGAACAGCAGAAATTGTTTAGCAAAGTATATAAGATAGATATTATGGACAATGTTTTTGCTTGGACGGAAAGTGATCCAAGTATTAAATCTATTAGCATGGATTCATTAAGAGAAAGAATGTGTTTAAGCACCGAAAACGCTCATGATGCTTTGCAAGATGTAAAAGATGAGGCCAATATATTTATTAAACTTATGAAAACACATAGGTCAGTATATCAAAACATGACTTTTAATAAAGCATTTGCTAAAGGAGACTTATATGTCAAATGAACAAATGTATTTAGGATTTACTATAAACGGAAACACTAAAATATGTATATATTGTAACTCAGAAAAATCAATAAATGAATTTCCAAGACATATACATTACAAAGACAATTTAGATTCACGCTGCAAAGACTGTATTAAAAAGCATACTAAGATTAGAAATGAATTAAGAAAAACAGCACCAGATAAACCAGACGTTTGTGAATGCTGCAAAAAACCAACAGACAAATGGGTTTTAGACCATGACCATAATGACGATAGTTTTAGGGGATGGCTGTGTGACCAATGTAATACTGGTATTGGTAAACTTGGTGATAATGTTGACGGTTTAATTAATGCACTAAATTATTTATTGTCAAAGGAAAAAAATGATTGATTATAGTGACGAAAAGACATGGAATCTTTTTGCACAAGGAAAAACAAAGGGCATTTTTCAGTTGGAAAGTGGGCTTGGTAAAGCTTGGTCTAAAAAATTAGCCCCAAATAATATAGAAGAATTATCAGCTTTAATAGCTATTATTAGGCCCGGCACTTTGAAAGCTTATATTGATGGCAAAAGTATGACACAAATATATGTAGATAGAAAGCATGGCAGAGAGGATGTTGTATATCTACATCCAGCACTAGAAGACATATTAAAGCCAACATATGGTGTTTTAGTGTACCAAGAACAAAGCATGAGAATAGCACAGAAAATCGCAGGATTCGATTTAAAGGAGGCTGACGTTCTCCGTAAAGCCATTGGAAAGAAAAAGGCTAGTTTGATGAATGAAGTCAAAAAGTCTTTTATAGAGGGCGCTATAAGGGTTGGAATGGTGTCTAAAGAGGAGGCAGAACAAATCTTTGGATGGATTGAAAAGTCTTCAAGGTATGCATTTAATAAATCCCATAGTATTTCATACGCGGTATGCTCTTATTGGAGTGCGTATCAAAAAGCTCACAATCCTACAGATTTTTTCTTGTCATATTTATACCATGCCAATGAAAAACAAGACCCACAGCAGGAAGTATATGAGCTTATATCTGAAGCCAAACTATTCGATATAGAAATAAAAACTCCTAATCTTAGAAATTATAAGCAAAAATTTAATTGTAATGGGAATATAATATATTTTGGTATTAAAGATATTAAATCATTGGCTGGTAAAATGGGCGATAAAGTTATAGAAACAATTGAGCTATTAGAAAAAGAACACAATAAGAAAATCATTAACTTTATATGGTTAGAGATATTAGTATTTATGAGTGATTTAATCAATTCAACAGCATTTAAAGCTTTAGCGTCTATCGGATTTTTCAGTGGCATGAAAGATAGAATAAGTAGAAACAAAGCATTATATGACTATGATATATTTAAAGGATTAACTCAATCTGAGAAAAATTGGATTAAAGATAACATTAATCAAAAAAAGTGGCCTAGCTTAATTGATTGCCTGAAGGATTTAGCACCAACTAAAAAAGAGGGCGGCGGAACAAGCAAAGCAGAAAGAAAACAAATAATATTAAATGAGATACAATTATTAATCAGTCCTCCTTATGATTTATCAGATGATCCAAGCTGGATTATAGATCAAGAAACTAAATTTTTTGGATGTCCAGTAAGTATTTCAAAAATAAATACATCAGATACTTCTGCTGCAAATACAACATGTAAAGAAGTAATGAATGGAAAAAAGGGGAAAAACATATGTATAGTTGCAAATATACAAAGATTATCTGATTATACAATAAAGAAGGGTGAATCAAAGGGACAAGTAATGTCTTTTTTGTCAATAGAAGATGAAACCTGTATATTAGATAGTGTAATCGTATTTCCAAAAACTAGAGAAAAATATAAGTATATCCTATATGAAGGAAATAATCTTATTTTTTGTGGATACGTAAATCCAAATGATACATCTTTTATAATTGAACAGATTCATGAAATTTAATGTTTTTTATTTTTATTTTGGCTAATATACAAAGACAGGAGAAAAAATGAATAATTGTATATTTACAGGTTATTTAACAGAAAATCCTCAAGTTTCTGTTGTTAACGATGTTGTGTTGGCAGAGTTTACTCTTGTGGTCTATAATTACAGAAAGACAAAGAGTACTGGCGAGAAAAGTAGAATACCAACTTTTCTAAAGTGTGAAGTATGGCACACTGGAGCAGAGACAATTGAAAAATTTGCAACCAAAGGTACAAAGATTACAGTAAATGCTTCTGCTAAAAATATTTCTAAAGATAGTAGAGAAATTATTTTTCGTATAAATGAATTTGATTTTTGTCAACAAGAATATGATTGAAATATAAAGGATTTTCTAAATGAGAAAAAAGAGGGTTTTATTCTGTAGCGAAGCTACGTTTTTAAATACTGGATATTCTACATACACCAGAGAAATATTAAACTATTTATATAGCACTAATAAGTATGAATTAGCAGAATTAGCATCATATGGAGAGCAGGGCGATCCGAGGGCATCAAATATACCTTGGAAATTTTATGGTGTTATACCAAATAATAATGCTAGCAAAGAGGAAAAAGAAGCATATCATTCATCTCCCACAAATCAATTTGGTGAATTTAGATTTGAAGATGTCTGTTTAGATTTTAAGCCAGACATTGTTTGCGATATTAGAGACTTTTGGATGTTGGATTTTGCTGATAGATCTCCATTTAGACCTTTCTTTAAGTGGTGCATTATGCCCACGGTAGACGCTAGACCACAGGCAAGGCAATGGATATCAACTTACGCATCTGCCGATGCGTGTTT